AAAGACTCATCAAATACGCCCTCTCTCCAATTAGGCAATATAACCCCCTCGGCCTTTTCTAGCCATCCACCAATATAGTTATGATAGTAGTGCTTAGGGTTTTCTACCTTAGACTTATTCGCCTTATCAATCCAACTCTTAGGCAAATAATCCATCCTTTCTGCTAAATGGTATGTCGTGTGTATGTGCTCAACATCTGGGTGGTTGCTTACTGTGACATCGTAACCCTCAACCCTTTTTTGTTTATTGTTTGGCAGTATCCATCTCTTATAAATAAAATGCTCTGGCGTTGTGGCGTTTGTGATCCATATAATTCTGTTCTTAGCATCGTTGCTACGTATAGAATCGTCTATAGTGTCGAAGGTTTTCTCGTCCGTGAACTCCTCCCCTTCATCTATTACCATCGTAGTAAGACCAGGAATAGATTTAAGCGTTGCCGTCTGGTTTCCTGAGCTTGTTTTAACACCTGCGAATAGAATAAATGAGCCTGTTATTTTGTTTATGACTCTATCGCCTCTAAACTGGAATACATCATGTGAATTATTACGCTGTATAGCTTCTTTAAATTCTGGTATGATAGACTTTTCCGCGCTTGTCATTGTGTACCTGAGAAACAATATGCCGTGACCTTTTTCGTATGTTAGCCTAGATATAAAGTCGTGTATACTGGTAGACTTTAGCGAACCTCTACCCCCTGTGATTAAAAAATACCTCTTTGTTGATGTGTATAACGGCTTATAAGCCTCACTTATCTGTATCATTCTTTACCCATTGGATAGGTATTATTGAATCCCCATTAGACGTAACGTCTAGCTCACTTTTTTCTATATAGCCTCTATGCTTACCTTTTGTTTTTAAGTAGAATATAGTTGATGAAGGTATACCCTCTTTTATTTGCTTGTGTAGTGAACTTTCGGCAAAGTCTAAGGCTACATTGCTCAATTCATTAACCGCCTCAGCAAACTCTTCATCATGTTTTAGCCACTCATAGAATTGAGTCCTGCCTATCCCTGTGCTTTTGCACGCTACCGTAACAACTCCAAGCGATTTTTCTAACGCTTTAATTATTGATTTTTTATGATGTTCGGTTCTGTTTTGGTTAGTCATTGTTTTTATGTATTTATCTTTGTCTCTTTTTGCACACGCTAGAGACTCAATTAGTTCCTTAAAATTAACTCTTTTTTCGCTTCTTCTGGTCCATCGAAATATATATTGTATCTCCCTAGTATGTTCCTTTTAAAGCATGGTACTACATTTTTATCAGTATCCAGATTTTCGGGCCTTACTACAATAAACGGCCTGTCTAGTAATACGCTGTATTTGCTTGTATGTTTAAGGTTATTCTCCATGCGTTCGTTTATGTTAAGCATCTCTATCCAATCAATAAACAGCATTTTATTACGATGGAATACTAATCTTTTTTTGTTTTCCATGCCTTAAATATACAAATATCTTATATGTGAGTGTTCTTTATCCCCCTGTTGTGGCACATACGCTCACTACTTCGGTGCTTCGGGCAATGGTATGTAATGGGTTGCATCCTCTATTGGGTTTTCAAATGCCTCGTCATAGAACATTTTGAAATTACCGTCAACATAAAATTCAGCAACCACCCCTCTGTAATTTTTCGGGAATGATTGAGGGCAATACACTAAGAAGAAACGACCTTCTTTCGGCAACCCATTTTCTTTAATACTTATCCAATTTTCTACTTTCATATTTCGCTCGCTTTACGGTGCTACAACAAAAAATAAAACTAATGCTGCGCACATATTTTTATTCAAACCGTTAGCGAGAATAAAGGTTGTCTTTATGTGTAAAGTATATCTTTTGTTCCCCTACTATCTTATAGCAAGCACTTGAAATTTTACCGTCTTTATGTAGGTAGTTTGGTTTAGCAAGTATTATACAGTTTTGCATATCATCCATAAGCGGATTACTCTCGCTAACACCAAATAAAATACATAACTCATCAGTTATTTTAAATGCTGTTTCTGCTTTCTCCATGTGGTTCATTACCACTTTTAGTATTTCTTCTCTCATATCGTTACGTTTTTTATTCTTGTCCATTATAAGTAATTAGCTTTTTACTTTATGCACCCTATTCTTTTTGTCGTAGGCTACGTTTTCCTTGTCTATTATTTTTACATCTTTGATTAATACTTTACATGGTTCATCTAAGTACCAAATGTAATCTGGGTCGGTTTCTGAAATCATACCAATTTCACAAAATTCTTTCTTTATGTCGGGTGGTTGAAAATATACTGTGTTCATAATTAAAATACTTATAACAAGGTTTATACTCCATATTCCGCTTTGCTCCATACAGAGCATACACAAGCGTTATATTGAATTAGCCTATTGGAACTATCTCAACGCTATTTATTTCTTTTTGAGTATCCACTTCATCTTTATATTGGTTAAGTAGACCGCTTGGGTTTTCCTTAATATCGTTAATTGTTTCCGCCAACTCAAAAACTTGCTTTGTTGTTGTTTCTTCCATTCCAAAATCAATAGTATCAACCTCTAATGTTTTGTAAACCGTTTCTCTTACTGTTACTCTTATTTTCATAATTCACTCAATATAACATGGTATAAAATCCATGCTCATTTAACATTTAGTTTTAATTTGTTTTGCTTTCTTAGTCGCACGTATCTTATACAAGCGTTACCTATAATACCTTTTTCTCCAACAACTCTGGATTCTCGTAAATATTACCGATTATAGTAGATCGTTCAATTCTATATAAATCCCTTGTTTGATCTTCACATTCAGCATCTCCAACCCAATCAGCGAAAAATTCTAGCCAATCCTCCATTTTTAGAACGAATTTATCTCCATTGTCAAACACGGCAATGTCTCCAACGAAGAATTTAACGTCTTTAGTGTCCTTTAACCCTACCCATGGCATTAGTATACATTCATTTAAGGCAATCCACCCACTAGCGTAATTGTCTTCGCCCTCACATTCAATCTCCTCTAATGATATATCCTTGCCTGAATAACTACCTAAAGGGAAGTACATTGCTCCAACTTTCCTCATTCTGTTGTCCCAATCAAATTCATTCCAATTATCACAGTTATACCAACCACCTTTATCGGCTGTAACCCATGCTCTATATTCCATTCCTTCTTTCATTTGTTATCATTTTTTAAATTCCCACCGCACAAAAGGTACAATAGGTAACATAACCTAAAGCGCATGAAACGCGCCCTAGCTTTTCTCATTAGGCTTAATATATTTCAGTATCACCTTCATACCAAGTTCCCCTACTGAATTGCTTAACAATTTTTTCTTCTTTTAAATCAAATATGTTAGCCCAACCGCCATCATATTTGTGTTCGCTTGGGTTGTGTGCCGTTACTGCTAATTCGGTTGTTTCAAAAGAGCCTTTAAAATCGTCTGCACCACCTTCAGGGTAGTAATCATCTCCTGCAAATAATAAAAATTGTTTTTTCATAATCTTATCTTTTTTATTAATACTAAGCCTAACAATGGCTAAAACGGCATTAAAACGACCGTTTAGCCTAAGCGTTAGCATTCATTAAAACGCAATGCTAACACGGTATATAAATAATAAAAACACTACCATTTCCATCGCATTCCCTCTAAGCTAGGGTCGCAAGCATCAGAAGCCATATCTTTAGTTACGGTAATATAATTATCTTCTTGCTGTTCATTTACACAGCAGTTTCCGTGGTCTTGTTCAGCTTCATTTAGTTGCTTCTCTGTAAGTTTATTGCATTCCTCAAGGCTTAGAGGGTTACATTCGTTGTCTATTGGTGTTCCGCAATATCCGCATCTTTTAGTTTTCATATCCGTGTTTTTAAAAATTCATATATCTATCCGTTGTGAGTGTTCTTTATCCCCCTGTTGTACGCAATATAAAATACTACGCTTCTGGTTCTTTTGGTAGTTCGCACCAATGGGTCACATCTTCCATGAAGTTTTCACCAGCTTCATCATAAAACCCTTTTACATCGTCATAGTATTCAGCAACTACCCATCTACTATTTTTTGGAAAACTACGTGGCGCATAAGCTAAATAGCTTCCACATTCTACATCGGGTAATTTGTCTTTTACATTAAATATTTCTGTCATAATTCGTATTTTAGAAAGCGTACAACACAAAATAAATTGCATTGAAACGCCAATTTATTAATAACGTTAGTAAATAATAAAAATTACTAATACCCCCATCCAACATAAAACATTAACCCGAAGCATATCAACTGTACGCCCAATAAAATTATTGTAATTGGCATTATTGGTATCACTGCTGCAATAGGTATCATTGCTATCCATCTAATTATCTCTTTGTGTTGTTTTAATTTTGTTTTCATCTGTTTAATTTTTACTATTTCTAACATTAAATAAAGCGAATACGCTCCGCTTTAAACTCTTTATTATTCACATTATCCCTTTTTGCTTATGCCCTTAACATCAACCGCATAATCAATGAACTGCACCCCGTCTATCTTTTCACTGGGTATTACTTGCTCGCTTATTAGCCTGTAAATATATTGCACCGTTGGATTGTTTCCTGTGCTGTCTAATGTTACGCTATTGGCGTAGTTTTTTACTGTTTTTAAATTCTGTTTTTTCATAATCCTTTTACTTTTTCGTTTAACTCCTTTGTGTTTTTATTGATATGGTGTTCTGTTATTGGTATCTGTACTAAGCACGATTCAGACAAACCACAGCCACCGCAATTTGGATAATTATTCTTACAGTAGCTTATAACTTCTTTATTTAGTTCTATTAGGTTTGTCATGATTTCTATTTTAAAAATGATAAATGTTTCAATCCGAATACTGCATTGCCTGTATGTTTTCTGCACCAACAAACCCAATTAGGAGACCACCTGTAACCATTAGATTTAATTTCCTGTATTACTTCGCGGGTTGGTTTTTCGTTGTGGAATATCTTTAAACGATCATCTTCGATTGTCACGTAACCACCTTCAAACGTAATATCTTCCCATGTCATTTTGCGTTCTATTCTGGTTTCCATTGCTTTGATCTTATCCTTAGTGTTTTTAATCATTGCGTTGTTGTTGGTTAGGTAAAAAGATGGAATTTTAAATTTACCGCCTCTGTAATCAATTAATTTTATATTCTTCGGACTAAAATCTAAAGCAATTAAATGATTTAATAACTCGCTTTCGTTCGTTAGTTTGCTTTTTCTTATTGCTGCATTAATCGCTTTCCTCTCCAATTGATTGTTAACCAATTTTTCTAGCTTGCGTTCTGCTGCTTCCTTGTCATCCTCTGGGCTTTTTGTTGGTACTCTATTAACCGCTTTAAAATATTTTTCCCTCCAATGGTAGAAAGAATCGCATTTGTTACGCTCTGAATCGTTAGCCTTTTGCGCCCGTCTTACTGGAAAATTAGAACCGCCTGTAATCATTGAGGAAATACATCTACCTTTTGCACTCATCCAATCACTAAACCTTGATATGAATTTTTCTTTGTAATTGCCTTGGTTTTCTCTCAATTCTTTTAAGTCGGCTTCTAACATCTCGCTGTATTCGCTTACATAACTATTAGCTCGCTTTTCAGGGCTAAAAGATGTGTTTGAATGTGCTCTATAACAAAGCTCCCAAAGGTGGCCTAACGCCATCGTTTTTACTTGCTCCGTTCTGTTTTTTATTTCTGTTATTGTTTCCATAATTGTGTTTGTTTGTTGTTTCATGTTGTAATATTACGACTTTAAACAATACAAGCAACAAAAAAGGGTAATTATTTTCTTTTTATAATAATTATAAGCTCAACCACAATATAGGTACCTCCTATAGATAATATATATTCTGGCGTTAATCCAAAGAATATAGGGTATAGTATAGTATTAATCCAAAAATTTTGACATTGAGGACATAATCCAAGAGGTGATAATATGGACCTGTATTTACGCTGCTTTTTTCTCCTCCACTTGATCCACAAATAGACCAGTAGTACGTAATATCTTCGTAATATTCCCGTCGGTTCGTAGCAATTTTGTAGAAACATACTTAGACACCCTACAGACAGGCAATATAATTCTAAGCTCACACCCTCGCCTACCACAACTATTCTTAATTATTTCCATATAGCAAATATAACAATACTATCATTGCATCCTAGATTTGCTTACCCTTTCATGTGCTTCTAGCTTTTTTTTATGCAGCTCCCAAAGTTCATCTTTAGTTAAGTGGTCCATCCTTGTGGGGTCGTGTGCTGCCTCGTGTTCTAGCCTCGTTAAGCAAATTAAATTCTCTATAGCATCAATATCGAATACCTTGCCTTTATATTCAAACTGTTTTCTGCCTCCCATTTTTTTTGCGTGGATATGGTGTATGTCATTTCCTGCACATCCTGAGACTTCAGAAGGTATCCAATCCCCTTTTTCGTATCCAAAAAAAGTCAAATAATTCTTTACGTGTTTATTCATTATCATTTTTATTAATTACTTTCCACCCCCTAGCGTCTTTGTCACATTCTACAACATCCAGATATTTATCAATAAACCCCTCATTTATTACTGAATTTTCGCAATAGTCTTTTATAAATTCCTCTTTTGTCATATTTCAAATTTAATATAAAAAGTAAATATTTTATAAAATAGGGCTATAGCATATATGCTATAGCATAATGTTATAAATAATTAGCATATTTCAACCCAAACAATCAATGTTTCAGTATCAACGTTAAGCCGTTTATTATCTACAACATACATTTCTCCATTAATCACAATTGTATCTCCTTTAAAAAGGTGTTTTATTTCATTTGTGGCAATTTTTATAGGCTTATTCTTGGGGTCTTCCCATATTTCATAAATCATAACAAAACTATTTATAACACTGCCTAAAAAAGCATGAGGCAGATTCATGCGTAAATCAATCTTTTGCGGTCACGCTTTTTAGGCTAACCATTGTTATAATTCATTACCTAAAATCCATTCAATAGCATCTTCAAAACCCATTTCATACATCTGCCTTTTTTTATGTGTCATTGGGAATCCTTGTTCTTTTCGTTTTTTAGTAGCTTTTTTTGAAGCATTTAAAATAAATTCTATTCGTTCACGCAACGGCAACGAAATTATAACACCACCTATATGTAATGCCTCTTTACCTATTCCTTTTGGTGTTCCTACTATATTAGTTTTCATAAGTCTTTATTTAAGCGTGTAGTTTTAATATCGGCACTACACATAGCCAAACCGTTAGTTGCAATTACCAAACTCATTAAATACATCTTCAAAAATCAATGGCTCTTTATTTTCTCCACTTACTTTTAATGGTGCAATTCCTTTTGGTGCAAATCTTAATCCATCACCTTCACCGTGTACCCAAATCATTTTATCTTTCATTTCGCTAAAATCATTAACGCTTAATGTTTCTAATAAACACCTTATCATTTCACAACCATAAGCCGTTCCAACTCTTTTTTTCTTGTCTTTATCCCATTCATCCAAAGCCAAACCGCCTATTCCTTGTCCTCCACCTTCTTCGTATTCAACAAATATCCAAAAGTTTAAAATTCCTCTTTCTTTAATCTCAAGTTTTGCACTTGTAATTTTTGCTAATTTCTTATTCATCTTATTTATTTTTAAATTTATTATTAATAAAACTGCAACTAACACTGTATAAATAACATGGCGAAAAGCCACGTTTCTTATACTAACCATTATACTCAATTATTTTGGCTAATCAAGTGTTTAGGTACACAAAAGTTCTCTAAACATTTATCTAGTAGTTCTTTGTTATCACAAACCTTGTATAGTTTTTCAAGCTCAGATAATACTTTAGCTATACCCTCATAATTAGGTTCTATTGGCTCAAACTTTAAGTTACTTTTTACTGATGATTTAAATAAGTCTTTCATAATTTGTTTTGTTTAAAAGAGTATAACAACGTGTCATACTCCATATTCCGTTGCACTCCATACAGAGCATACACAAGCGTTAGCATTAATTAGTAAGTGCTATTTTGGTTTGAATATGAGTAGTGTTTACTACCCTTTAAGTAATCAATCGCTTCATTTATACGTAGTTTCATCACAGGGTTAGCTAAATTTAACATCTGCTCAAAAGTAACAAGGGCATTAAATAATGCGTTACTTCGAGTTTCATATTCTAATGAGCTTCCGTTATGGCAAACCAAATCAAAGTGTTCAAATACCTCAATGTGTTTATCCCATATTTCTATTGCTAGTTTCATAATCAATTAAATAATACTAACACTGCATAAAACAGCATAGCCAATTAAACATTTATTTCATCAGCCTACTTTACTGCTAGGCTACGCAGTTTATACTTAACATTATGCTGTATATATCTTAAGTAAATTTCTTAATTCATAATTCTGTTCTCTAGTTAATTGCTTGTTCTTGTTTTTATTAAACAATATCATAAAAGAGCTAACCACTTTATTAAATTTAAATGCATCTGTATAGTTAAAAATCTCATCCTTAAATTTGTTTAGATCAATAACATCTTTACCCTCTTTCGATGTCCATAAATCGAACCGTTTAAAAAATCTCTCTATCCCTTTTATATTTTCATCACTCCAACTACCACCATCAAAATAATGGCCTATAAACATCATATAAAATCTAAGAATCTTAGGATTATAATCGTCAGGGTTAACTATATTCCCTTTGCTTTTGCTCATTTTTTCGCCATTGTTTAATATCATTCCTTGGTGAATTACTTTTTTAAATGGCTCCTCAAAATCAATATACCCAATATCATAAAGAAACATATTAATAAATCTAGCGTAGATTAAGTGCATACAGGCGTGTTCAGCACCTCCAACATATAAATCTACCTGTTTAGGCTTTATGCCCTTGACCAAACAATAAATAATATAATAAAATGAACTATCTACAAATGTATCAAGAGTATCAGTCTCTCCTTTTACGGGTATCCTACAACCCCAGTCCCGTTGACGGCTAACGCACCAATCGTGCTGATTTTCTAACCATTTTTTTTGTGCATTAATCGTACTGCCAGGATAATCTAAATTATTCAACCCCTCTATTAATCTTTTTTTGTAGTCAGTTATTTTAAAATACCATTGGCTTAACTCCTTTTTTTCTATAACACTATTACACCTCTCGCAATTATTATTTATTACCTGTTCATTTGCTAGTACGGTTTCACATGATTTGCAATAATTAACAATTCCCTGTTTTTTATATGCTAATCCCTTTTCATATAATTGGTTAAATAACCATTTTGTATGAACCTGATACTCTTTAGAATGCGTAGATATTAAATAATCAAACGATGTATTCATGTGATCCATCTGGTTGTTAAAATTAACTATGTTGTTTTCCGTTACCTTCTTTGGGTCTCCTCCTATCTTTTTTGCATAATTTTCAGCTGGAAGACCGAAGCTATCATAACCAAAAGGCTGAAATACTGACTCCTTTTTATACCTTAAATAATTACAATAGCTATCTATTATTGCATAATTATAAAAATGTCCAATGTGCAACCCGTTACCGCTGGGATAAGGAAACATTACACAAATATATTTATCAAAATTCATATCTAATTATTTATAAAAATCAACCACCTTACCAGTTACTCTATTCTTTTTCACCTTATAACCTAAAGCAGCCCATTTTCGCTGAGCTGCAATATACTCTTGCGGTGTCCTGCTAAAATGATTTAAATAGTTCATATCTGGATTCGCTGGTATACCATCATTTGTTGCACTATTATTTTTAGTGCTTTCTATCCAACTAGCTTTAAAACCTCCCCAGCCTTTTTGTACTACTATTTTAAATACCTCGTTTTTTTCGCTGCCAGTTTTTTCTATTTCTTCAATAAAAGAATTTAAGGCTGTTTCGGTATTGGTTAACTTTTTGGTTTTCCTGTTTTTTAGAAAGTCCTCTACTAACTCTTTTTTTAATCCATAATCTAAAAGAGATTTTTTAAAATTAAACACACACCCTTTATCTTTATTATCTTTTACATTAACATTATCATTAACATTATCATTAACATTAACATTAACAGTTGAATCCGTTGAACGGTTTGAACGGTCGTTAACGTTCGTTGAATCCGTTAAATCCTGTTCTCTTTTTAATCTTCTAGCCTCTGCGCTTGCTTTTCCTGCTGATGACCATTGCTCCTTCTTATCTTTATATTTTATTAAATCCCTTTTTAATTGGCTTTTAATGGGCGTAAAAGATAATTTAGTTACAATATCATCAGTTTGCGGGTTCTCATCATTAACGTATGCGAAAAGGTGTTTAACTAGTTTCCCTGCTTGCTCGTCGGTCAACTGGTCAAACTGTTCTCTCTGATCGGCATACATAAGAAACCCTTTTTTATCTTCTGCCATGAGTTACGAAATGCAAAAACCCATACTCTGTAGCCCGCAACAGGCATTCAAAGCATGGGTTCTTATGTATAATTTTGTTCATTGTTGCGTATTTTGAATTACAAATATAGAAATATTATTCTATTTATTTTAGTTTATCGTACCTTTTTAATTCTCTTTTTTTACATCGAGGGCAAGGAACATCCTCTACTATTACTCTATTCATATTAGGTCTAGGAGATATAACAACGGGATTCTCTATATCTCTTCCATAATTACAAGTCTTATCCCCGCAATATATCCTAACATCTGTTATTGGTCGCATATTATTTGTTCTACTGTTTTTATTATGTGGTCAATATGTATCAGGTTTTTATCGTCGTACATATGCCTCTCTTCATCTACTATATCTATTAATTTATCCATGCACAGATTGTCCCCATCCTTACATATCTGCATACAGATAGAGTCTATTTCCGTTATGGTATATGAAGATTTAAAAGTCATACATCGAGGGTCTATTGTTGTCTTTTTTCAATACAGGCATACCAAATTTTATTTCATATGATGTATCTGTATTTTCTTTTTCGCTTCCATCCCTAAGCCTCCTTAACTCAAACAATTCATTATGTTGCGGATAGTCCTCTATGAATTTACGCGCATAGTGAGCAGAAAAAGCATCATTAATCCTATACTCATCATCCGTATTTGTTTCTAAATAACTATGCCACCTTATGACGTTAATAATCATCTTTGCGGAGGTCTTTTTTTTACCCTTGTTAACTGCTAAAAAGCATTGCTCTGCAAATTTCTGGTAAATATGGGGGTTATCTTTATGAAATATATTAAAAGCCTCCTCTATTGTTGTTCCTGTTTGTTCATTAAATTTCATAATATTTATCTGTTATTTTATTTTCAAATTAACATTAACATTTAAAGTAACTCCTTTTATTTCTTTGCCTCCTTTTATAGCAGCTTTTAAATCCGATTTATTAGCTGTCTCAGTAACTTTTACCGTCTTAAACTCGCTAGGCAAACTATTTATATCCTTAACTGTTATTGATTCGCTTTTACGTGTTCCAAAAGTTAAAGTTCCAACGGCAAACTCTCCAAACAAACTAACAGCACTAAGTAAACTATTTTCTAGTCTGTCTATTAGATTATTGTTTCTTTTTTTAAGTGCCTGTAAACGCTTAATCTCATCGTCTATTGTACAAATAAATGCCTTGCTGCTTTTTATTACTTCTAGGTATGCGATTGACTTACTATCTAACTCGCTTTTATTGATCTCTAACGCGCTTTCTTGTTCTTTTGATAGTACCCCTTCACTTGCTTCTATATCGTCCATTAGGGACAAATAACTTTCCTTTATTTGGTATAACGTATTTTTCATAATTACGCTGTTTTTAGTTTTTCGGTTAATTGTTTCTTTTGATCTGGCGTTAATTCGTATTTGCTCAATACTGATAAAATCGTTTTTTGGTCTGAGCTTAACGCTTTATCAAATCCCCCCTCTTTAAATATTTGTTTTTTTGCTGGTTCTTTAAATTCCTGTTTCATTTGTTCTACATATTTAGTATCATCAAATTTGCCTAAAAATATATCAGCATTGAAACCTAATTTACTAAGGGCTTTTGTCAGTGTGTCGGTTTCTACTTTTTTTGCAAAATCATCATCTATCTTTGTTTGTGCTCCATCCTTGTAAAGTTGTACGCTGTTAACAATCTCAAATTCTCCATTTGGAAAATAAAAAACAGCTTTAAAAGTTGCCATACCGATATTAGCTAACGTATAATCAAACTCCATTGATCTAAACCCCCAACCGATACCATATACGCCAAATTGTTCTGTTGCCTGTTTTATTTGATATTGAGGTGCTATTGATGTTAAAAGGTTTCCCTTTACATTTGCTTTTTTTGTATACTCTGGATTGGTTTTCTCAACCTTGCTCCACAATTCTAAGTTTTTCATAATTGGTAGTATTAGTTATTAGTAATTTTTATTATTGTTTCAAATTTACAACTTTAAACTGGATAAACAACACCACATCCAAAGTATTTTTATTTTCTCAATGTTTACAAGGGTTTCGGGGTGAAAATTTACAACACTCGCTAAACCCCACTCGTGCCTCGCGTCGCTCAAGCTGGTTTAGCTCACCGTTAGCGAGAATAGGAAATCCATTTCACTATAAATGCTAACTGTTCTTTTGTAAAGTAATAGCTCCCACTATCCATTAATTCAATGCTAAATTCGCCATCATCATATTTATCAAATTCTATCGTGTCGCCAAAGTCACCTTTTCTAAAAACTAAACTACTCTCGCTAACACAAGCTATATGTAATGCCTCTTTTTCTTTATCAGATATTTGCTCAAAGTCCATCTTTAATACTTTTAAGTTAGTGTAGTAATTTATCAAGGTCGGCACTACGCATAGCCAAACCGTTAGCAAACATTACTATTCTTTAGTTTTATCTACTAAATTTTGGTACTCTAATTGGTCAACTATGTAAGGGTATGGTTTGTGTCCGTTTTGCGAAAATTCTACCTTAATCTTACATCCTACTATACATTGGCAATGTTCTTGATCTTCCATAGCTGCCCAATCTGCAACCCAGTTACTATTTACACATTTGTCGCTTACAATCCGTAACGATTTGCTAACAACGTTTATACCTAATAGCTCTGCTTGTTCTTTAATTGTTTCTGGTGTCATTTTTATAAGTTTTATTTATTAATCAATATTTATTTCTATTTATACGCTACTAGGCATACACAATGCGTTGTAAACAATTAAAAACACTACTTACGTGCTTCATCAAGTTTACTGCATTTTATCCAATCTACATCACCTGTAAATTCACAAGGTTTTTGGTGTTCTACGCAAAATTCACATTGCTGACATTTTACACTTCCAATCATTACACCATTGTCTTTTACCTTGCATTTCTCGGTGCAAGTTCCATTATCCCATCCAGTTGTTTTAAAATAATATTTTTCCATTTTATCCGTATTTTTAAAAGATTTACAACAACGTGTATAGCACATTAAAACGATGCCATACACAATGCGTTATAAACAATTACTCTTCACACCCTACCCACAGCAAAAGTTCTTCTTCGGTATCTCTATCACCTATTGGATGAGATTCTTTAATAATTAAGTCAGCGTGTACCATACAGTTATTAGATGTTAAATATCCAGCACATACTTCTGTTTTCTCATCATACTTTTTTAATTCCTTAATCAATTCTTTTACATTCATAATTCAAAAGTTTATAACACGGGCTATAATTAATAAAAGCCAATGTTGGTTAATAATTTATTTGTTCGTGTTTCAATTTTACTAATCATAGCTGGACCGTTAGC